CAATGGGCCCGCGCGCCGCGGAGATTATTCTACAAAATTTGGTAGCAATGGGTCCGCGCGATGCGGTATGGGTCCGCGCGATGCGGTATGGGTCCGCGCGATGCGGTATGGGTCCGCGCGATGCGGAGATTATTTGAACGACATTTCACGAATTGCGAATTTTTCCCACTGATTCATACCAACATATCGAAATAAAACAAGTGGTGATCTACGACTATATAATTCTTTTTTCGCAATTTCACCTGCACTATCACATCCTTTAATATCAATAAATGCATTATCATGTCCTTTAGCATCTATATTTGCTGCTCTTATTGCGATTGCTCTTGCAATTTCAAGTTGTGTTAACATATTTGAAGTTATTCGTTTCTCAGGTGCTACAATTATACGTCGATTTATAGAATTATCATTATCAGATGTATTAATAGGATCATATATTAGTGATTCAATATCATTAGTTTCGGGTTCTTCTATATCATCTTCTTCTTTCTCAATATCTTCCTCTTTTTCAATCTCATCTTCGGATTTATCATCGGAGTCATCATCGGAATCTTCATCTGAATCATCATCTGAATCATCGGATTCATCATTACCAATTATACTCATACATTGTGAACATGGTTCATCAGCCGTGCATTTTAAACAGATAGACTTTGCCATTTTTTATATATTGTGTATAATAGAGATATAAAAGATATATTTCAAATTTTAATTACTTATTAAAATGGGAACACGTTGTAATACCGAATATTTTATTGATATTATAGCTTATATATGGGATATAATCAAATATATTATAGTTTATTGTGGAATTTACTTAAATCTATTCAAATGTGTTAATATGAAGAATACAATGATTATACGTAGACAGACTATTACAATCAAATCAATAAAAATGTATGGACGTACAGAAGAACAGAAGATGCAATTTATGAAATTATTGATATATTATTGGTCTTCAAAATATTTAGATAAAGATTTTGATACTTTCATTCGTATATTCGATCGACATATTAAAAATATACCAAATAGTAAGTTTACCGCTATTATTAATATATCCCAACAAAAATATGATATGCGAATTAATGTTAATTTAACCGACCGCACTGTTAATGTATCACATATTAAATTTAATGATGTAGATCCATCAAATATTGAAATATGTACTCATGTGATCGAAGATTCTTATGGTTTTGATTTGATTGATATACTTGATTTTGCAGTCGGAAGATCTATATGTCCATTAATTCATAAGTCAATATAATCTACGAAGTAAAAATGCTAATATTTTTTTTTGAGATTAAAACATAGTCGCGCGATACGCATATTATTCTGCTAAGAATGCAAATAATGCAGCAATCTTTCCGCGTGATGCGGGATGTTATTCTGCTTGCAGCAATTTACCCGCTAGTCGCGGATGTTATTCTGCTGGCAGCAATATTTCCGCGCGATGCGGATATTGTTCTGCAAATAAGGCAGCAATATTTCCGCACGATGCGGATGTTATTCTGCTTGCAGCAATCTTTCCGCGCGATGCGGATATTATTCTGCAAATAATGCAGTAATTTACCCGCTAGTCGCGGTAATGGGACTGCAAATAATGCAGCAATCTTTCCGCGCGATGCGGGATGTTATTCTGCTGGCAGCAATTTACCCGCTAGTCGCGGGATATTATTCTGCAAATAATGCAAAGAATGTCGCAATTTACCCTCACACAGTGGGAATGATCATGTGTACAGTGGAGATGTGTTTGTGCGCTGTGATTAATGTACCCGTGCGTCATGGCAATATAATATACATTGATTTGATTAAGACATTTATAATATTAAAATTCGTTATTATACTATAAATTTAATATATCGAGATATCATCACAAATAGCATATATTATAGTAAATATATTTAAATTAAATATTTTTGTAACTATATAATATACAATCTAAAAAGCAGTTAATACACATTTTTTTTATAATATTAAGTGTGTTGCCATTTTGATCAATTTAAATCAATAAAACATATAGACCTATTATCATTTTTATAGACGAACATTTATAGGACTTCATTAATTAGAACTTAAAACACAATGACTGAAATGTACCCATCACCAGCAGAGACATTGGAATATACTATTCAGACATTAAATAATGAAACAAGTAGTCGTAATTGTATTTCGGTTCAAGAATTCAAAGAATTCACGACATCAACAGAACAATTATATCAAATAACAAAAAAAGGTGATATTGGTACGAATATTATTGATCAATATAATAAAATCACATATAATTTCGACGATATAACAATTACTAAACTTTTCACACACTTAAATGCTATGCGTAAAGATAAAATTAATTGTCACTTTTCTGAACGACAAGGTACTACAACACAGCCAAATACCGGTTTAATGTTTGATTATGATATGTATGTGACAAATGCTACTACACAAATCGATGAACGACAATTACATAGGATATCATCACAAATTGTAAAATATTTATATAATGATATTGAATTTACAAAAGGTGGTGTCGACGTTGCGATTAAAGTATTTAATATTGTTAAAGAGAAACCATTATTTATTGAAAAGAATAAATATAAATATGGAATTCATGTATTGATTCCCGAGATTCAAGTATCTCGAGAATATAAGAAATATTTACTCAGAAAGATACGTGAGGATCCATCCATTTGTAATGTATTCAAAAGTCTGGGTACTATTAATGATCCTAAAGAAATACTTGACATGAATTCCGCATCTGTACCTGTATTGTTCTTAGGATCGTGTAAACGTGGTGGACAAGCATATATTTTATCACATTCATTCGAAATTACATTTGATCCTAGTGATTATGATTACTCTCCGATGGTTAAAGCTATTAATATCAAAGATTTAGAATCAAAAAACTATAATATGGTTGCAGAACTTAGTCTATGTTATGAAGCCAAATATCTTGATAAGCGTCCATATGTTACTAAAAAATCTTATGAATACAAAGATAGTATTAAGACCTCTGTTATCGACGTAGCGGCTAGAACTACCAATAATGTAATTAGTGAATCTGAGATTATGCTTACCGAACATGAATTGTCGACACTTGCATTACATGATCCGAAAGCTCGATATTTCCATCAATTATTAGATTTACTGGATGAATCATATTATACTGAACGTAATAAATGGCGCAATGTCATCTTTGCATTAGCGAATACATCTGAACAATATCGCCCACTTGCAGAATGGTTCAGTCAAAAATGTCCACTTAAATGGGTTGATGGTGGATCAACAAACTTGGATCAAATCTGGAATGATGCCGTTATGCATAAAAATACTTCTAATCAACATATGATTACTGAAAGATCAATTTCATTATGGGCTCAGCAGTGTAATCCTGAAAGATATAAACAGATTAATGATCAGAATTACTTTATTATCTTATCTAAATATGTATTTAATTATGGCGGTATTCTAGAACATTCCATGGTTTCCGATGTTTTATGTGCTATGCTACGGAGTAAATTTGTTGTTGATATTGACCCATTAGATGAGAAAGAACGTTCATATTGGTACGAATTCGTGGTTCCTGGTCAAACGGCATGTGCGGGAGAAATGTGGAAATGGCGTAAAGAGAGTAATCCGGATGAACTTCAAAAATATATATCATATAACTTGGATAAAGTATTTCAGCAGGTGGCAGAAAGTATTGATAAGAATTCCCGCGAAAGTGATACCGAGATTAAAAAGAAGTACTATATCGGAATTGGAAAGAAATTCGCTACATCTCGGCGTAAGATATTTAATGACACATTCAAAAGTGGAGTTATTCGTCAAGCAGCGCCATTGTTTAGACGTCGTGGATTTGCTAAATCATTGGATATGCAACCTAATTATATCGGTGTTGGTAATGGAGTATTGGAACTCGGAAATAAATGTAAATTACTTGATTACTATCATGAAATTCCGATTTCGAAATTCACACCATATAGTTATAAACCATTTGATCCGAATGACCCATATATAAAACTTATATTAGATGCATTTAGAGATATTATTCCGGAGCGAGATATGCGTATTTGGGTTCTATTTAATGCAGCACAATGTCTTTCTGGAAGTGTTAAGGAGGGTATATTATTACTTTGGTATGGCAGTGGTGCAAATGCAAAAACATTTATTATGCGTCTACTTGCAAAAGTATTCGGTGTATATGGTACAAAATTAAATATTTCTCTGTTTACATCGGAACGTGAATCAGCAGATCGACCAAATAGTGCAGTTATGCAGCTCAAAGGTCGTAGATTCGGATATGTTGAGGAAACTAAAAAAGACGAAGTATTAAATGATCAACGTCTTAAAGAAATTGTAAATGCCGGTGATATTTCGGCCCGAGACTTGAATACAAAACAAGATTGTTTCGAAGTTACCGCAAATATAATGCTTGGTCAAAATTACGATTTCATAATCAAGACCCGGGATCATGGTACATGGCGTCGTATTAAACATTATACATCTAAAGTTCAATTTCGTAGTAATCCTAACCCAGATAACCCATTTGATCGAAAAGAAGATCCTCGGTATTTAAATGAGTATGTAAAAGATCCAAATTGTCTTACGGCAATGTTAAGTATATTGGTATATTTCTATGAACGACTACAAACCGAGTATGGCGGACAACTTAAAAATGTTAAATGCGAAACACTTGAACGTGAAACCGAAATCTTCCGTAACCGGCAAGATACAATGAACTTATTTATTACCGAATTAGTTGTTGAATCTCCCGAATGCGAAGATTCATATTCGATTGACGATGTCGGAAACCGATATCATAGCTGGTTGCAGGCGAGAACAAGAGGTACAAATATGAAACGAGACGAATTGAGTGAGGAAGTATTAAACTCTGCTCTACAAAAATATATTGTTCGTCGTGAAAATTTACCATCAATTGTCAAAGGTATCCGTATTTTATTGCATTCGGCTGAAGTATTAAATGAATCAGAAAAATATATTGGTTTAACTAAACTTGATACGAAACATATTAAAATCGATGATGCTGATGACTGGTACCGAGCTTTATCTCAAGTTAGTACGCACCAAAATACAGATGATGATACATTTCTAGATGAGTTCAAAGATGATAATTTTGTGAAATCAAAACCAAAATACGATAATAAATTAGCTATTGATGATGACACGAATAAATATATCAATAAAATCTGTGAAGCCCATATTAATATATATAATGTATATGATGATGATGATTATGAATAATTCCAAATTTGAATATTTTCATTATATATATCTAAACCTCACGCCTAAACCTCACGCCTAAACCTCACGCCTAAACCTCACGCCTAAACCTCACGCCTAAACCTCACGCCTAAACCTCACGCCCTTTACTCCCTCCGGGGTGCTTCGCACCCACGGAACGCTTCGCGTTCCTCTACGGTCGCCAGGTCTGCGGTTTAAATCCAGAGCGTGAAGCGTTCATCTACGGTCCACACGAAGTGTACGTTATTTGAACAAGCGGTTTAAATCCGGTACTAATAAAACTAAGATCATATGTCGAACTATTGGCAACCAAATTCAGATGAAATTGCAATTTTATATGAATCAAAATGCAAATTATTAGATAATATACGGACACGACGAGGTGTTGCATATTATCCAGATTATTGGGTATTTATCACTACATATAGGTCATTCATTTATAATGTATTATTAAAACAAATGGGTCCGCGCGCCGCGGTATTAGGTATTCGTATTACACAAAATGATATCTATGTTGTACATGATATTTTATATATGATTGCTGAAAAAACAAACGAGGTTTGGCCTGACTCATATCAGAAAGTAGAAAAAATAATTGACCAATATAAAAATATGAGCATTCGAGGTTGGATAAAACTTATATATAATTTTACTGATGAAATCATTCGTAGTATTAATAAACAGACTAAATGTGGGTATGAATTGGATTACTCAAATATCGTAGATGTTCTTATCGAAACTGCAAATTTCAGATGGATACTTAAAACAGAACACACGTCATCGATTTGTGAACCTATCCAACATTATAATACTGATTTTGAATTGTCAAAAACAAGAGTCTTATCTACGACTCCAACGCAAATATATGACAATACAACCAAGACTGTGTTAAGCTTTATTGAAAACTTGTAAACTTTTTTTTATGGCAGCATCACCGCGGCGCGCGGACCCATTCGTCTGCTGCAGAATAATATCCCGCAACTAGCGGCAAGATTACTGCGCCCATCCGGCAGGATAGTACTACCGCGGCGCCGCGGGGATGATCCACATGTAAATTATTCATATGGCATTTGAGTATTCATATCTTGTATCATTCGGTCTTGATCATCAATATTATAGAATTGTGTGTTTATTATAGTACGACGACCATACGTATCAATATATTTTAAATATTCAACCTTATATTTCAGAATATTTCCATTATTATTATTATCAACATTCGGAATATATACTATTGTTACTTTTGTTTCATAAATGTTTATTTCGTTTTTAAATGTAATTAACTCCAGATAAAACGTGTAGCCATTATCAAATCGACATTCTATAGACGCACGATGGTTTGGTTGAGTATTCCATTTACGAAGTAATCTCTCATATGGATTTGAATTTAACGCATACACAGTATCACCAAAATATTCTCCAGTATCATCAACTGTTTCTTCGATAATATAATTTATATGATCATCAAATATTATTTCAGCATATCCGTCATTAGAACCAGAACCTTTTAGTCTTATTTCGACAAAGTCATATAATTCATCATTAAATATTTCTACAAATGGATCATTACCAAATGATACAAGATATTTATCTATTTCATCTATTTTTTTTACACGCACAGGCGCCTTTACAACTTGTGCGACAACTGAATTTGCTGTTGATCTAGTCGTGTTAGGTGTTGTAACGGGGATAATACTAGGGATAGTACCAGTTATAATATCCGGGATAGTACCAGGGATTACTGGTGGTCGTGGTCGTGGTCGTGGTCGTTGTTGTCGTCGTTGTTGTCGTTGTTGCTTTCTATTACGTCTTACGACTATATTACCAATTACAGCTGCGGTTAATATTGCGATGAAAATTGCAACAATAATTATAATAACATAAAGTGCCTCCATGTTTATGAAAAAATAAAAAATTTATATATTAGATGAATACAATTTAATATATATAACTAAAATGTCAAAACATAGTTTATCTAAATTTTTCAATAAATATAATGATTTAAATACAGATACAATTGCATTATTTGCTTCATATTTTAATATTCCAATATATGAACGTATAATATGGGATATAGTGCAAGCCGGAGATTTAGAACAATTTAAACTTATTATAGCTCGTATGGATCTTGATCATATCGTATATGCACAATATAATATTGAAAAATTACTTAAGATTGCAGTTTTTAATGATCATCTCGAGATATTAAAATATATGATGAATTTATGGGATATAGATCCAGATAAATTCTATAAACAAATATTTAAAAATAAAGTCTGTATAATCCATACCCATTATTATACTTTATCTTGGATTGCAGCATTTGCAGGTAGTATTGATACATTAAAATATTTATCACATATTAAGGCCGATATCCGAAAACAATGGGAAGATGGAATGGATATCGAATCGCCATTATTAATTGCTAAATATAATAATCAAACAGAGATTGTAAAATACATGTAAAATTTGAGTTTATATGTATTTTACAATCTCTGTTTGATTATTATTGTCAAATTTGAATTTTTTGATTTTATAAAATTTTATAAACAAATCATCAGATATATTTGATTTCCTTCTATTTCCATCAATGAATACCTTATATACCCCGCCTCCGGATGCAGTCGTTGAATCTTTAGGAAATGATAAGTACTCTACATCTTGGAAAAACGGCACTTTGTTAATCACATTATGGTACGAGACCAACCAAACCAATTGGTACCATTTTCAGGCAGTTGATGGTAGTAATGTATATGTAACACATGAACGAAACTTATCTACACGAATTATTACACGCTGGTTTCATTGTGAGAATACAGGGCCAACCCAATTGTTTCATTAAAGAAATATAATAAGACTTCACACTATCCTGGCGAATGGGCGTATCAATCTTTCCGCATATTTCGAGACACGATTCTGCCAAATTTAGCAGTAATGGGCTCACACGCAGCGGAGACACTATCCTGCGGATGGATGTGCTGCGTAGATCAAATGTAGGCTAAATAGTCTATATTTATTTTTTCACTCAAAAAAGTGAATTTGGCGTTGAAAGTAAATCAATATTTTTATTACCAAATTTGAATTTTTTTACTCTAAAAATGTATACACTATTACTTATCATTGTCATCTCCACCCACTCGTACAATCATGGCTGACGCTGCGCTGCACCGAGCTGAGGAACAAGCTGCGCAACAGCTTCGCAAGAAAATGGACGCACTCGCGGCGTTAATCACCGCGTTTGAGGTATATGGCGTAGTGTATGCGCCTGAGGGATATGAAGCCGATGTCGACAAAATGAATAAGTGCATTCTGAACACGCCGAGTGACCCGTTGAACCCACTTGGAGATCAGCGGGCCCACAATCTGGGGAAAGCACTTAACCACTACTATAAATACTGTCAGTAAAAGAACAATGTACCCGCACACAGCGGAGAGACTATATTGTTTTTTTTTAGAGTTTAGATACTATCCGGCAGGATAGGCAATGTAATATGTACGCAAATTATGGGCCAATCGTCTGCAAATCCGGCAGAATTATGCCACTATCACTAAATGGATTCTGCATTTTTTGCAGAATTATGGGCCCGCGCGCCGCGGAGATACGTAATAAGATTGCTTAATACAGTTGATAAATAGATTATATCTGGTCCACCATTAGTTAGTGTTTGATTATAATACGATCCAGTATACGGATTCCCCATTTATATGTGAGTTTTGTAGTTACACTATTGCAGGTGCATTTTCATAGATTAAAGATAGGAAAGTACTATCCTACCGGATAGGCGCAGTAATGGGCCCGCTAGTTGCGGATATTGATCTGCAACATAATGGGTCCGCTAGTTGCGGATATTGATCTGCAACACAATGGGTCCGCTAGTTGCGGATATTGATCTTCAACATAATGGGCCCGCGCGCCGCGGATATTGATCTGCAACATAATGGGCCCGCGCGCCGCGGATATTGATCTGCAA